TATGTCAATGTTGTAGTAAAAGATATTTCTGTAAAGAAGTAGATACAAAAGAAGAATGTAATAGATTTAAGAGTTGGATTCAAACAAAGAACTATGGGGAGGTAAACGAATGACTAGAGAGGATTTAAAAAATTATAAATTTTTGAAAATAAGAATAGATAAAAAATTAGAGGATTATGAAAGAGATTTTGCAAGAGCAACTAAAATGACAAGTGTAATAGATGGAATGCCAAAAGCTCAAAACAAACCTAATTATGTGCTAGAAGATTTTATAGATGCTTCAAATGATATTATAGAATTATTTAATGAAGATTTAAGGAAACAAGCAGATATAGAAAAACAATTAAGTGCAATGAATGATGAGAAATATCATACAGCATTATATTTAAGATATATAGTATATGCAACAGAAAGAAATCCATTAGAACAAGTTGCAAGTACAATGAACTATTCATATAACGAAATGTGTAAGATTAATGGAGAAGCTTTAAATAGATTTGATGAATTAGATGATTGCATAAAAAATCATAAGACATCATAATAATTTTATGCTATAATAAGTACAGTGAGAAAAAGGTTGTTAAATAATCTTTAAATGAATTAGTTAAAAAAGCCCTTTTGCGGAGCTGTGTTATAGATTTACTTTATAGCATGGCTCTATTTTTGGTATTAAAGTACTAGGCAACATTAATATATAAATGAACAAATAAGGTGATGTTCATACCATCCTCAAAGTTAATAATACACAGCTATATCCTAGTTAATAGCTATAAATAGTGCACAGGCAGAGTAAAAGACTTGAGTATTATAATGCGAATATTAGCAGTCACAATAGCTAATACGGCTCAAGAGTAGTTGTGTGTGTTGTGGAGTAATTAACCACTAAAAAACTCTGTTTGTGCAGTGTTTATAGAAGAAAAGAGGTAAGTTAATGGATAATTATATACAATACACTTATTATGATGAAACAAGAAATAAAATAGCAATAATATATCCTAATACACCTAATGAAGTAATAAAGAAACTACAAAAGGAATATGACGAAGTAAAGTATAAGGAGTAAATGCTTATGCGAGGAAGTTGGATAGCTGAGAATATAATAAGAGACCTAAGAAGAGAACAATACTACAAGAATAAGAAAAGAGCAAAGTGCGTTGTAGATAAGAAAAAGCAATGTACTATATGCAAGTATCAAAAGATATGTGAGGATGCAGAGTATGAAAGAAACAACAGCATTGAATCAGATAAGTAGAATAGTAGACAAGTTAGACTATAAATCTGTTTATATAGAAATACAGACAAAAGATAACAAGTATACTTTGGAAAGAGAAAGTAAAAGAAAAATAGGATTTGAAACCTCCTACTAAAATATATAAATTCAAGTCGACTGATTTATATATTTGACCGTCTATATGAGATTGAGATGTAAAGTAGGTTAATGAAAGAGGTTATCCAATGGAGGTGGGAAACTTCAAATAAATACAGTGGAACAAAACACTATAAAGTAGGGAGATGAAATTATGAATGAAAAACATCCAGGAGGAAGACCTCCAAAATACAAAACAAAAGAAGAAATACAAGAAAAGATAGATAAATATTTTATGGATTGTGATAGAAAGAATGAACCATATACAGTAACAGGTTTAGGATTGGCTTTAGATATGAGCAGACAAGACCTTATAAACTACTCAAACAAAGAAGAGTTTTTTGACACAATAAAAAAAGCAAAGCTTAGAGTAGAGAACTATTTAGAGAAAAGATTGATAAATGATAATAGTGCAACAGGTATTATATTCAATCTAAAAAACAATTATGGTTGGAAGGACAAACAAGAGAATCTAAATGTTGGGGTTAGTTATGAAGATTATATCAAAAAAGTAGAAGATGAAGATGAGTATTAATACAAAGAAATACATAGAAGAATATGTAAAGATTAGAGACAAGAAAAGTAAGATAATACCACTTAGATTAAACGAACCTCAATTGAAATATTATAATGTCATAAAAGAATTAAAGAAGCAAAGAAAGCCAGTTAGAATAATTATTTTAAAAGCAAGGCAAATGGGATTTAGTACAGAAACAGAAGCAATATTCTTTAAAGAGACAGTAACTAAGCCAAACGTAAATACAGCAATAGTTGCACACAAAGAAGATTCAACTACAAACTTATTTAATATGAGTAAATTAATGTATGACCAATTACCAGAAGCAATTAAGCCAGATAAGAAAGCAAGTAATGCAAAAGAATTAGTATTTGACAAAGAGAATGGAACGGGTTTAAAGAGTAAGATAAAATGTTTTACTGCAGGAGGAAGTGGTATAGGAAGGTCAGATACATTAAATAATTTACATTTATCTGAGTTAGCCTTTTGGGCAGGAAATAAAAAAGAAACACTAACAGGATTGTTACAAGCAGTTCCTAATGATCCAGATACTATGATTGTTATTGAATCTACTGCAAACGGATATGAATACTTCAAAGAATTATGGGATGATGCAGTAGATGGTAAGAATGATTTTGTACCATTGTTTATAGGTTGGAATGAATTGCAAGAATATAAAATGACATATACAGGATTTGAATTAACAAAAGAAGAAAAAGAACTTCAAAAAAGATATGGTTTAACATTAGATCAATTAACATGGAGAAGATGGTGTATAGCCAACAACTGTGGTAATGATGTAGAACAATTTAGACAAGAATATCCTATAAATCCAGAAGAAGCATTTATCAGTACAGGTAAGTGCTATTTTAATAAAGAAAAAATAGTTAAGAGAATACAAGAAGTAAAAGATATAAAACCAGTTCAACAAGGATATTTTGATTTTGAATACAACGGATTAAAGATAACAAAAATAAAATGGGTAGAAGATAAAGAAGGAGCAATAAAGATATATGAAAAACCAAAGAAGTATTATCCTTATGTATTAGCAGGAGATACAGCAGGAGAAGGTAGCGACTATTTTATAGGACAAGTATTAGATAATACAGACGGAAGTCAAGTAGCAGTATTAAGACAAGAATTAGATGAAATAAGTTATACCAGGCAGATGTATTGTTTAGGAATGTATTATAACAAAGCATTGATAGGAATTGAAGCAAATTATTCTACATTTCCTATACAAGAATTAGAAAGATTAAAATATCCAAATCAATATGTAAGAGTTAAAGAAGACAAGTACACAAAGAAAACAGAAAAGAGTTATGGATTTAAAACTACTACAGTAAGCAGACCAAGAATATTAGGACAATTACAAGCAATCATAAAAGAGTCAATAGAGTTGTTAGTAGATATAGATACATTAAAAGAAGGACTTACATTTATAAAGAATGAAAAAGGACGAGCTGAAGCACAAGTAGGTTATCATGATGACTTAATTATGGCATTAGCAATAGCCTATGATATAAGAACACAACAAAGTATGAAAGTAGAAATACAAGAGGTAGAACAGATACAAAGAGCTATAGAAGTAGAGTTTGGATTTGAAAAAGAAAAAAGAGATGATGCAGACAGCATTATTTCAGTATTTTAGGAGGCAATTATGGATAATGATAAATTTATAAAAATATGCAAAAAGGCAGTAGTAGATTACTTTAATTCACAGGCAGATAGCACAGACAAAAACGGGAAAATAACAGAAGACAATGTGTTTTTTGTATGGGGAGTTAAAGCATTACAAAACAATAAAGCATTATTAAGTACAACAATAAGCGACGGAATGTATTATGAATGTACATACAATGGAGACAAGAAAGAGATGTATATTGATGCTTATAAAAAATGGAAAAACTTTGTTATAAAAGTGGAGGATTAATCTATGAACGAATGTATAAGTGGAATAATAGGAGGAATACTTGTAGGAATATTTTTTAATCTTATACCAATATCAATATTATTACTCTATATCTCAGAAAGAAGAAAGGATCCTAAGGGTTTTAAAAAAGTTGAAGATGATTTTATAAAATATTTAAAGGAGGAAATTTAAATGAAAAAGAAATTATTTAGAGAAAGATGGTATGGAAAGATAGAAGAGAAGAAAGAAGAAGTAAAAGAAGAGAAGAAACCTACAAAGAAAGGTAAAAAGAAAAATGATTAGTTTAATATATACAATCCTATGTATAGCTTGTTTATGCGTAGGTTTTTTTTGTGGCTATAGGCTGAATAATGAAAAGCCTATACATATACAAAATCCAATTACAACTATTAAAGAAAAAGTTGAGAACAAAAAGATTATTGAAGAAAACAAAGAAAAACTAGAAGAACTGAACACAATTTTAGATAACATTAATAATTATGATGGAACATCACAAGGTCAAAAGGAGTTGAGAAATATTGGAACAGGATTATAAGGAAGAAGAGAATGTAACAACAGTATGGGTAGATTACCAAAAAGGAGTAATGTTTAATAGATCACACAATTTATATACAGAAACAGAAATAAACTATAACTTTTATCATGGCAATCAATGGGAAGGTGCAAAATTAGGAGATATACAACCAGTTGTACAAAATATAATAAAACCTATTGTTAAATACAAATTAGGAGTTATAATACAAAATCATTATGAAATAGTATTTAATCCTAACATTTATGATACTTATGCAGAAGGACAAACTTTAGAACAAATATGTAAAGTATTAAATAGCCATATGGCAAAGGTGTGGGAGTTACAAAAAGCAGACCAAAAAGTAAGAGAAGCTTCGAAAGATGCTTGTATAAATTCAGAAGGAATAGTGCATACATATTTTGATGAAGAAAACATAGTAGAAGTAATTGATAAAAATAATGTTTACTATGGAAATGAAAACAGTTCTGATATACAAAGTCAACCATACATAATAATTGCATATAGACAACCAGTATCACAAGTAAGGGAAGAAGCAAAGAAATTAGGAATAGAAGAAACTAAAATAAAGTTAATATTACCTGATTCGGAAGTACAAGAACAAGCAGGATATACAGGAATAACAGATGAAGTAAATCCAATGTGCCTGGTATTATTAAAATACTATAAAGAAAATGGAAAAGTTTTTTATACTAAGGCAACTAAATGTGTTGAATTAGAAAAAGAAAAGCCAACAGGAATGAATTTATATCCTATAGCACACTTTGTATGGGAAGAAAAGAAAGGAAGCTCAAGAGGAATAGGTGCAGTAAATTGTGTTATTCCTAATCAAATAGAAATAAACAAGATAGATGCAAGAAGAGCTTTAGCAGTAAAAATAGGTGCATTTCAAAAGTTAGTATACAATCAAGATTTAGTTGCGAATGCAAAGGAATTGACTAAAGTAGGTGGAGCAATAGCAATAAAAGGTGGAGCAACTGTAGATGATGTAAGAAAAGCAATAGGTTATATATACCCAACGTCAATGAGTTCAGATGCAGGTAATCTTTCAGCAGAGATGAAAACAAATACAAGAGATTTAGAAGGAGCAGGAGATACAGCAACAGGAAATATAGATCCAACACAAGCATCAGGAAAAGCCATTTTAGCAGTACAACAAGCAAGTCAACAACCATTAGGAGAACAAGTAGAGAACTACAAAACATTTGTAGAAGATTTAGCGAGAATATGGTTTGATATGTGGAAATCTTATGAAGTAAATGGAATGAATATAATGTATGAACAAAAAGATGAAGAGGGAAATATAGTACAAGAACCAGGAGTTATCTCTTATGAAATGTTACAACAGTTAGAACCTCGTATTAAAGTAGATATAACACCACGTAGTAGTTACGATAAGTTTGCACAAGAACAAAGTTTAGAGAACTTATTTATGAGTGATAAAATAACTTTTGAAGAATATGTAGAGAGCCTTCCTGCTGATGCTGTAATGCCAAAAGCGACTCTAGAGAAGATAGTAACAAGAAGAAAAGAAAATCAACAAAGACTAACACAGATGCAAATGGAAGCAAATCAATTAAGTAGTGCAATGAATCAAGTAATGCAATTACAAGGAGGTGGAGAGAATGAAATGTCCTCAATGCCAATTGGTGGAGATGATGGTCAAGGAAGTCAAGAACAACCAAATGAAATTGCAATGTAAAAAGTGTGGTTATGAAGCTACACAAGAAATACCAAGTAATGAAGAGAGCAAATAAGCTCTCTTTTTATATGTCCAAAACGTGCTTATGACGATATAAAAGATGCAAGGAATTAATAGTCGACGGACTTTAAATGGGGAGGTAGTTATGGAAGATGAAATCATAACAACTGATGTACCTGAAACATCAGAAGAAGAGTTAGAGGAAGTAAATATCGATACTAGTGTAGATAATGAAACCGAAGAAACTCAAGAAAGAGATATCGAAGCTGAAATCGAAGAAAGAGCCAATAAGCTTTTTGAAGAAAAAGTTGAGGAAAGACTTATCCGAGATAGAAGAGCAAGAGAAAATAAAAGCAAAGAAGAAATGCGAAAGTATAAGTATCTTGAAGATATCGTAAAAGCTGGAACAGGCACAAATAGTTTAGATGAAGCAATTAAGGAAACAGCTGATTTTTATAAAGGAAATGGATTAGATATTCCAGAGTATAGCTCAAATAGTGAAGAGGATGAAAGAATATTAGGACAAGCAAGAGCAAACAAATTCATTGACTTAGGTTATGAAGATATGGAAGAAGAAGCTAATAGAATAGCAAGTATTCCTAGAGAACAAAGAACTGTAAGAGAAGCCGAAGAATTTAATATTCTATGTGCAGAGTTAACAAGAAGAAATAATATCAAAGAATTGAAATCAAAAGGATATGATTCAAATGTTTTAGAAACAAATGAATTTAAAGAATTTAGTAGTCAATTCAATGATAAAGTAGACATTTCTAAAGTTTATGAAATTTATAACAAATTAAATGGAAATAAGGTTGAAAAACCATATAGTCCAGGAAGTGCTAAATCAAATGCACAAGTTAAACAAATAAAAGACTATTACAGTCCTGATGACTTCGATAAATTGACAGACGAGGATTTGAATAATCCAAAGATAATGGAAATAGTCGATAAATCAAGGTTGCAATGGTACAAAAAATAAGAAAGGAAGTAGATAAATATGTCAGTAGCAGTATTTAAACAAACTTTATGGAGCAAAAAAATACAAAATGCTCTAGATACTTTAACAGGATTAAGAACACATTGTGATTATCAATTTGAAGGAGAAATCAAAGCAGGAAACAAATTAAAAATAACAGGTTCAGTAGCTCCAACTATTGGAACTTATGTACCAGGAACAGATATCAATATCGAGAATGTAGATGGAGTAGATCAAGAATTAGTAATTGACCAATTCAAATACTTCGCAAGATATTTTGATAATGTTGATAAAGCTCAATCTATACCAGGAGTTTTAGAAAACGATACAAGAGAATGTGCTAAATCACTTCATGAAGAAGGAGATAAGTATGTTGCTTCTGTAATCAAAGCTGAAATCGAGAAAACAGGTTCAACTGTTGCAAAAGGTACAGCATTCACACCTTCAAAAACAAATGCAGTAGAAAAGGTAGAAGAAGGATTAGTTGCTTTATATACAAACAATGTAAAACCAACTGATGACTTATATGGAGAATTTTCTCCAAAAATGTATTCTTTCTTAAGACAAGCTTTAACAGAAACATTAACAAACAATGTTGACTTAGCAAAGAAAGGTGCAGTAGGAAAATATAACAACATAATGGTATGCATTGAGAACTTATTGCCAGTAAATACAACAGACCATGTAAGATATAACATTATAAGAACTTCAAAAGCTGTTGCATTTGCAGGACAAGTTGATACTGTAAAAGCTATTGAGAAAGAAAAAGGATTTGGAGATATTGTAAAAGGATTATACGTATATGGAGCAAAAGTAGTAAGACCAGAGCAGATATATGCATTACTAGAAACAATACCTGCATAGATAAAGGGAGAGAAATCTCCCTTTTATATCGCTTTATGGGATAAAGTTAGTTCGACTCTAACAAAAGCGGAAAGGAAAGAAATTTATGGAAGAAGAAAAGAAAATATGCAAAGGCAAAAAGCCACAGGATCATGTAGAAAGATATATGATTAAACCTCAATACTATCAATTTTTAGGATTAACAGTAAATAAAGATACAGATGTAGATGATGTAACCGAAGACGGAAGAGTACATCAAACAATAAAAGGTACAAAGTTCACAACAGAAATAAAAGATGAAAGAGAACATAATGGAGCAAAAATTAAAGAATACTCTAAACTTGAAATAGACTTACAAGAAGGAACAAGATTATTGTGGCAAGATGGACGAGGATACATTTTACCAGATTTTGAGCCAAAGACAGTAGAAGAGGTTAAGGAAGATTTAAAATGCTTGAAATTTGATTAAGGAGGGAATTATGACATTAGGAGAAAATAAAAAAATAACACTAGCATTAATTGAAGAATATGCACCAAATAATCAGTATTTAACTGATGATGAAGATATAAGAGCAAGACTTAATTTAGTATATGCTCCTGCATATCAAGAACTAAGTCAAGAAAAGAAAATAATTAAAACAAAGGTATTAAAAGAAATAAGCGAAGATGGAACAGGATATGAAGAATTTTCTTCGCCAAGTGATATGTACCAACAAAAAAGACTTATAGCAATGGATGAAGACAATAACCAAGTAGCTCCTGATTATTACACATTAGGTAAAAAGATATACATAAATAGAGCATCAAATTACAAATATGTTTTAGAATATTATGCTTTTCCAACTGTAATAACAGAAGAAACAGATAACGATTTTCAATTAGAAATAGACCAAGATGCTCAAATGATGGTGCCATATTTAGTAGCAAATGATATTTTAAAAGCTGATCCAAGTGCAGACTATACAGCATTTTATACTGAATATATGAGAAAAATGCAATCATGGGATACAGCAAGAAGTAGTATAGCAATAACAGTAGAAGAGGGAGTGATTTAATGAGAAGTACACCAATAAGAAGAACTTACTCTAGTTTTAGAGGAGTAGATTTTGCAAATGATCCTTCCTTAGTTTTATTATCAAGAAGTCCAGATGCTTTAAATGTGTGGAAGAATTACAAAGACACACAAGGAAGTTGTATAGAAACAAGACCAGGATATAGAGAACTTGCTAATTTTATGAGTAAGATAAATGGTATATATTTCTACAATGACAAAGCATTAATTCATGCAGGAACAAATTTATTTCTATGGGAGAACTTTCCAGATACCCCAACAGGAACAATACTTAAAAACAATATGAATGATGCAAAGAGTTCATTTGTAATATTTTCAGATGCAGAACGTAATCAAAAATTATATATACTAGATGGATTAAATTATCTAGTTTATGATGGAACAACTTTAAAAGATGTTTCAAATGATAATCCATATATACCAACAACATCAATATCTCGTTCTCCAAGAGGTGGAGGAGAAGCTTATCAAGATGTAAACGTATTACAGCCTTTGAGGAAAAATACATTTGTAGCAGATGGAACGTCAGTAGATTATTATTTAGATGTAACTGATTTATCAACTGTTACTGTAACAGATGTAAAGGTAGATGGCACAAAAAAAACAACTTCTGATTATACTGTAAGAGAATCAACAGGAGACGAAAAAGCAGTAATAGTAACATTTAATACTGCACCTTCTGCTCCAACTTTAAGTGGAGTTGATAATGTAGAAATAACATTTAGTAAAACTGTTCCAGGCTATATAGATAGAATATCAAAATGTACTAAAATGGTCGTGTTTGATAGAAGATTGTTTTTTACAGGCAATCCAGATTATCCTAATGCAATATTTCATAGTCAATTAAATACACCTAATTATGTAAGCGACCTTGCTTATTATCAAGACGGAACAGACGAAAGTGATATAAAGGCATTAGTAGTAGGAAACAATATATTATGGGTATTCAAAGAACCATCACAAGAAAGAGATACAATATTTTATCATACAGCAACAACAGATAGTATAGGAAAAGTATATCCAAACTTTCAAGGAAATGTATCTACAGGTTGCTATTCTGATGCAATAAACTACAAAGATGATATAGTATTCCTAAGTAAAACAGGATTAGAGGGTATATCAAGTAATGATATAGCTTCACAACAATTATTAAGTCATAAAAGTAGTCTAGTAGATAATAAGCTGGTGAATGAAAATAATTTTGACTTGTCAATGATGACAGAATGGAACGGATACTTACTTATACTTGTAAATTCTCATATTTATTTAGGAGATATAAGGCAACTATATCAAAGTGTAAATGGATATGAGTATGAATGGTACTATTGGAACATTGAGAATGCACAAGCAACGATTTTAAAAGAATATAAAGGTAATTTATACATAGGAGCCGAAGATGGCTCTATTTTTATTGTCGAAGGAACTAACGACAATGGAGAGATTATACAGAGTTATTGGACTACTCCAATGGATAATTTTGGATATGGAAATAAATATAAAACAACTAATAAACGTGGTGGAGTAGCAAAAATTAAAACAATACCTAATGGAAGAATAAAAGTAGCTGAAAGAACAAATAAATCTTCAGATTATAAATTAATAAATGAATATGTTTGTGGAGGAATTGATTTTGAAAATTTATATTTTCAAAATTTTACTTTTGAAACTAATATCTTCTCAAATAAAGTTTATAAGATAAAGGAAAAGAAGTTTATAGAATTACAATTAAAATTTTACGGTGATGAGTTAAATAAATCGTTTGGAATATATGATTCAATCATTGAAGCCTTTGAGGGTGGATATGTAAAGAGATAGGAGGAAAAATATGTCATTAAGTAAATTTACAGGGGATACAAACAATATACAAAGTTTACCTGACCAACCAAGTATATCTGCATCAGAACTAAAAGCAAAATTTGATAAGACTGGAGCAGATATTAAAGAATATATAAACAATACTTTAACAGAAGAAATAGATACAGAATTAGGAAATAAAGCTAATTCTAATAATGTTTACAATAAAAACGAAGTAGATGAGTTAACAAATGGAATAATTTTAGCAGAAAACGTATTGTTGTGGGCTGCTTCACATATTGAAGATAGAATTAATCTAAGTGACACAATAGCAAATTATAAATGTATAGAGCTTATATTAAATGATGGAACAGTTAAGAGAATATATAACCCTGAGAATAGTAGTGTGCTAAATCCTAATACTATATTATATATAGAAGAAATAACCGCGGAGGACAATAATAATTATATAGTATTATCAAGAATGGTGTTCAAATTTAGAAGTTATGTAATGGATGTTGTTCATGGAGAGTGCAAACATTACAGATTAGATGTAAATGATGGAAAAATTGAAGTAAGTGAAGGCTCAGGACCTGCTATTCGTTTCCGTAAGATTATAGGATATAAATAGAATAAAATACAAGGAGGTAAAAAATGGCAGAAGGATATGAAGATATAGATAAATATGTCGCAAATTATAATCAGATGCTAGACAAGTCATTGCAAAAACAAAACGATATTATAAACAGACAAACTCAAATGCAAGTAGATAGTTTAGCAAGACAAAAAGAAGATATAGATAAAGAAGCTACACAGCAAAATAGAGCTTTGTATCAAGACTATAAAAAGAATAGTAATCCGTTTGGACAACAGGCAGAGAACCTTGCAGGACAAGGCTTAGCCAATAGTGGATATGCAGAAACAACAATGTCTAGGCTTTATAATACATATCAAAACAATATAACATCTACACTTAATAATGCAAGAGATTTAAAAGCAGATGTAGATTTTCAAATAAATCAAGCAAGACAAAATGGAGATATAACACTTGCTCAAAACGCATTAGAGCTATATAAACAGAAAATGCAGTTATTAACTGAAGAATATGATTTAAGAAATAACAGAGAACAATTTTTATATCAGAAACAACAAGATGCACTTGCACAACGTAATTGGCAAACAGAATTTGATTATCAAAAAGCTCAAAATGATAGAAATTACAATTATCAATTATCAAGAGATAGAGTTACTGATGACCAATGGCTTAAGAATTATAACTATCAAAAGAGTAGAGACAAAGTTAGTGATAAGCAATGGAATAAAACATTTAATTATCAAAAGAGCAGAGATAAAGTATCAGATTCTCAATGGCAAAAGGAATATGAATTGTCAAAAAAAGCTAAGGCTAGTAGTTCAAGAAGTAGTGGAGGTTCTAGAAGAAGCTCTTCTAGGAAACCATCATCAGGTTCTACTAGTGGTAGCTTAATTGATGATGGTAATACAAAGAATAGTTCAGTTCCAACAAAGAAAGATGGAAGTAGATACACAGAAAAAGAGGTAATATCAAATGCAAGGATATTACAAGGACCTGGAAATCCTGGAGTAAAAGATTTAATTACTGGTAGAGTTTTTAATAATATGGCTGATTTATTGGAATCTTATAAATATTAGGAGGAATTTATGGCTAAAAAAAAATTATCAGAAAGAATAAGAGAAGATATAGAAAAAAACAAACAAAAACAAGAAGAAATACAACAAGAAGCTCATCAAGATTTTGTAAATAGGTTCGGAAATGGAGACACTAATCCAAGTCATACAACTACATATAAAGATATTCTAAATTCAATGAATAGTAAAGAAGCAAAAAGTGACTTCAAAAAGAGAAATAATTTAACTTTATGGGATCAAGTCAAGAATATTGCGAATGGTGGAGGATTTATTACAAGAAAAACAGGAACAGGAATACTAGGAGGAATTGTAGGAATTGGACAAGCGGGATTAACTGATACAGCAAACCAATTAAGAAAAGGAGAAAATGACAAGAGTACAAATATACCAGTATCAGCATTGGATTTTATTAGTAGTGTACTAAATCCATCTAGAGCAATGAATAGAGCAATGATTGAAGGAGTTAAGAATAATTTTTCAACCATTACAAATAAAGATAAAAATGTTATGCAAAAAGCAGGAGAACTTTTCACTAATTCAGCTTCAGCAGGGGTTAATATGAATCAAGCGAAAGCAACATGGAATACAGGGTTACAGTTAATGGGTAAAATCAATAACAACTTAGATGATGAAGTTTTAAGAGTGAATGGAAAAATATCAAAACCTGTTGAGGAATTAAATGCTAAACTTCAAGAAGAAGGTAAAAAGTATGACGGAGTAACAAATTGGTTAGGAGATGCAGGACAGACTGTAGGAAATATGGTTCCATCTATTACTGCCTCTGCTGTAACACACAATCCTTCTATTGGTTTAGGAGTTATGGGAATAAGTGCAAAAGGACAAGCTACTCAAGAAGCTCTTAATAAAGGTGCTGACCTAGAACAAGCAGTAAAAATTGGAGATGCCAAAATGCTAGTTGAAATAGCAACAGAAAAGATGGCAGGTGGTACTAAATTACTTGGAAAAGGTAGTCTAGATGATTTAGCAGATGAATTTATAAAGAAAGGTTCAAAATCAACATTTGGGAAATTCTTATTAAAGCAAGGATATAATGTTGGTGGTGAAATAACAGAAGAGTTAATATCAGATTTAGCAGGAAACATAATAGACAAAGGAACTACAGAACCAGATAAAAAAATTGTTGACTTTAAGCAAGGCTTGGATACAGCGGGAAAGACAGCTTTTACAACATTGGTTTTAAATGGACTAGGTGGTTATCAGCAAGACTATAATTGGGCAAAGCAACAGACTTTAGAACAACAAAATCAAAATACAGACAATAAAGTTATCAACCAAGAACAAAAAACGTCTCAAAATGGATTCTCACAAGCAGAAAAAACAGAAGCATTAAGACAAGAAGCAAGGAATAAACTAGAAAGCATAAAACAAAACTATGATGAAAATTCTTATAATCAAATGCAAGAGTTTATTGAAACAGCACCAAGTGAAAAAGCATTAAATCAAGTTATTTCAGACTTAGATAAAGAAGCTGAAACAAAACAAGTAGCTCCATTGAAGACAAAACAAGAAGTTCAACTTCCAATGAAACAACAAGAAACGCAGAATAAATCATTTGAAGATGTAGCTTTTGAAGCAATGAACAATTATGAAAGCAACGAAGTAGAATCTCCTTTGAAAAACAGAGATATAGATTCAATTGGTAAACAAACAAAAGTAAATGCTTATCAATATGACAATCCACAAGTAAAACCATACTTTCAAGAAATGGCACAACAGATGGGAGAGGATCTTGCATACATAGCAAGTACTGATAATAGAAGTACTCAAAAAGGTGGAGGAACAAAGTTAAGTGCAACTACCAAAGCAATGGACATATTACATAATGAGCAAGGTTATTCATATAATCAAATAGCACAGGGATTACAAAACATAATTGATGACAAGGGAAGCGAAAACAATGCTATTTCCAAGAAGATTGAATTAGTCATAGATGAGCAATTAAGGAATGGATATACTAACGCACTAGGAAAGAATATCGAACCAAACCAGGAATATATAAATACTATAACAGAACAATACAGTTTAGCAGAACAACCACAACAAAATAATTTTAAGTATGAACAAAGCGATAACTCAAAAATAGATACATTTAGACAAGATGCTTCAAAGTATTGGGATAATTCAGAAAAAACAACTAAACTAGTAAATACAATAGAAAAAATAATAAACGATAAAGGTTACAACATAAGACTAGATGACACTTTAGGAGATAACGTAAACGGAAGAATAGTTACAAATAACCAAACTGGCGAAACAGAAATAACTATAAATCCTAACTCAAACAGAAAAGGCGAATTTATTATAGGTCATGAATTAACTCATGCAATAGAAACAGACGAAATGACAAAATTAGTAAAGAAACGTATGGAAAAAGATGGAGAGTTAAGAAATGCAGTAGAAGACTTAAAGAAATTATATGGAACAGATGATATAAATGCAGAAGTTTTGGCAGATATTTCAGGACAACTATTTGGAAATCAAGAGTTTATTAATAACTTGTCAATAGAAAAACCTAGTGTATTTAAGAGAATATATGACAAAATAATAAGTTTAGCAAATAAGATAACAGGAAATTCAAATGAAGCATTATTTATAAAAGATTTAAAGAATAAGTGGGAACAAGCATACAGAGAAAATAATAATACCATCAATGAAGAACAATATTCTATTGGTGGCAAAAAAGGAATGGATAATGCAATAAAAAGTGATCCTAAATATTCTTTGATGAGATATTATTATAATAAAGCACAACAAATGGCAAAGCAAAATATTGATAATGAACAAATAAGACAACAAACGAATTGGTTTCAAGATAAAAATGGAGATTGGAAATTTGAATTTTCTGATAAAGATATGGCATTAAAAAGTAATATAAAATTGCAAGAAGGAAAAACTTATAAATTAAATGATGTATTGGAACATGACACTCTTTTTGAAATTTATCCAGAACTAAAAGATTATAATGTAAAAATCAAAGAAATGGACACAAATGTAAATGGTTCTTTTAATAAAAATACACATACTATAAACTTGAAAAAGATGAAAACAAAGATAGCAACAGAAGGAACATTAATACATGAAATCCAGCATGCTATACAGAATATTGAAGCATTTGAGAACGGAAGAAACCCAAAATTAAGTAAATTAGCTTATTATAAAAGTTTAGGGGAAATAGAGGCAGATAATACAAAGCAGAGATTTTTACAAGAAAAAAGAGGCAACCTAGACAGAAACAAGGTTGCACCAGAATCTTCAAAAACTAATCCAGAACATAGAAAATTAAATAATTATTTACAAAATAGAACCATTATTGACAAAATGAAAGATGGATTATATAATTACTTAAGCGAAAAAACTAAAAATTGGGGTGATAGTGATGAAATTTCTGAAGAAAATATGGAACAAACTTATCAAGACAATAGCAAAAGTGTACTTCAAACTGGAGAAAAAAATCGAGGACAAATATGGGATAGAATAGAGGACTCTGAAAAGGGTTCTTTTAATTTGTCAAAAAATCATAAAGAACAACAAAACAAAATCATACAAGATAATAATCCAATGGACAAAGCATTAGGAGAACATACTTGGATAAATAGTGCAGATGATATAAAAACTTATCAAGAAGCAATAGAAGAATTTGGAGGAATAGATAATATAACTCCAGATTTTACAGCTGAAGATGTGAAGAAAGCATTAGATACAGGCAAGATGACAGTATATAGTTCATATCCAATAGAACAAGGAACGTTTGTGACACCTTCAAAGATGGAAGCACAAAGTTATGCAGGGAAAAGTCAAGTATATTCTAAGGAGATATCTCTTACAGATGTTGCTTGGATTGATGAGATTCAAGGTCAATATGCAAAAGTTGATAATAGTCAAAATACATTAGAAAATAAAATAAATACATTAACGAACGATGGAATAACAATGACATATGTAAGAAATCCAAATACTAATACAAAAAATTATGGTACAACATATGGACAAAATTTAGAACCAGCAGGTGAGTATATGTCGATGGATACTTTAAAAGGGGAATATAAAGTACCAGGATTTGAATATGGAACTATTACATTCAAGAATCCATTAGTTATAGAACATAAAGATACAACAGAGAAAGGATGGAAAAAAGATTTAAGCGATAAATACAATGGCTTAACTGGAAGAGAATTATCAAATGCTATAAAAAAAGATGGATATGATGCAATTATGACACAAGATAAAGATGGTAATTTTATAGAAATTATTAATTTAAATGGTATAAAAGATGACACAAAATATTCAAAACAGAATAATAATTGGCAAAACTACCTAGAAAGCAATTACAAATCAGAAGGCACAACAACAGACTTACGAGATATAAGACTTCCTATGAAAGAAAAGCAAGAAGTAAAATTACCAATGAAAGAAAATGTGCAACAGAGTCAAAACAACAACACACAAGGAGAAACTATAAATTGGGCAGAAATAGAGAGACCAGAAAATAATCAAAAATTCAGAAAGCATTATAGAAGTATCATAGAAAGTTCTAATACAACAGCAGAAGCAAAAGCAATAGCAAAAGAACTTATGGGAACAGATACTTATGAACCTGAAACAAACAAAGGACAATTAGCACAAGCAGACCAAAGAATAATGACATCTAGTCCTGAAGTAGAGTTACAATCACTATTAAGTAGAGCAATGAATGGGGAAAAGATAAGTTCTGTTGACATAGCAGTAGGAGAGAGATTGATTCAATATTTTTCTAAAACAGGCAATAAGCAACAGTTACAAGATGCAATTCAAGCAACTGCAATGGCAGGAACTTCAGCAGGTCAAACAGTACAAGCTTTATCTATGTTAAATCATCAAACACCACAAGGACAAGCAACGTGGATTCAAAGGTCTGTAGATAAAATGAACAAAGAACTTGCGAAGAAAAAAGGTGGAACAATAACAACAGATGCAGATGGTAATTTACAAGTTATAAACAAGCAAGGTAAAGATATAACAGATAGAGTAGATTTATTTAATTTGACTCCTGAAATGATAGATAAAATAATGAACTCTGAAAATCAAGAGCAGATGTATAAAAACATAGATGAAGTTTATGAAGAGTTAGGACAACAAGTTCCTCTAGGAACACTTGAAAAAATAGACAGTTGGAGATACTTCTCAATGTTAGCTAATGCAAGAACACATATAAGAAATATGGTTGGAAACGTAGCAATGGGTAAAATGCAGAGAGCAAAAGATAAGATTGCAGGAGGAATAGAAGATGTTGTAAGTAAGTTTAATCCAGAAATGGAAAGAACTAAAACCTTGCGTAGAGCAGATGCAAAAACAAAAGATTTTGCTAAACAAGACTTCAAGAATATGGAAGTACAATCTAGACTTGAGCTTAACGAGAATAAGTACAATCCACAATCTAGATTACAAAATGCAAGAAGAACATTTAAATCTGATGCAATGGAAAATACTCTAGGAAGATTATTTAACTTAAATGACAAACTATTATCAGCAGAAGATGGAATAGGACTAAAAGCAGGTTATCAAAAAGCATTAGCAGATTACTTAACAGCTAACAAAATAGATGTAGATAACATAACAGATGCACAACTAAACAAAGCAAGGAACTATGCAGTACAACAAGCAAAAGAGGCAACATTCCATCAAGCAAATGCAATAGCATCTGCAGTAGCTCAATTTGAAAATAAGAATTTAGCAACTAAACTATTTACAGGAGCAGTACTACCATTTAAGAAAACACCTATGAATGTTGCAAAAGCAGGAATGGAATACAGCCCATTACAAATAGCGAAGTCAGCAACAGTAGATTTAGTAAATTTAAGAAAAGGAAATATATCAGTAAATCAATATATAGATAATTTATCTAAAGGTTTGACAGGAACAGGAATAGCTCTAGTAGGTTATGCTCTAGCAAATGCAGGAATACTTAAAGCAAGTGGTGGAGACGACAAAGACAAAGAGAAGTATGAAGAAGAACAAGGAAAACAAAGTTATTCAATACAAATTGCAGGAAAAACATATTCATTGGATTGGTTAGCTCCAACAGGAATACCTTTATTTGTTGGAGCAGAAACACATAAATTATTCAATCAAGAAGAAACTGAAAAGAGTACAGAAAAGAAAAGCGAAGAGGACAGATTAAATCAAGCAATAAAGGGAGCTTCTAATTTATTAAATGCAGGAGCAACTGCTATAAACCCTATGAGTGAAATGTCAATGATTTCTGGTTTAACAAGTGCATTATCTTCTTATAATACCTCTGATAATTTAGGAAGTTTAGGAAATATAATGACCAACGCAGGAAAATCATATGTAAATCAATTCTTTCCAACATTAATGGGACAAGTTGCAAAAACAGGAGATGAATATGAAAGAACAACAAAGTCAACAGCTACAGGAACAATAGGAAAAGCAGTAGATCAAACTATAAATCAAATCAAAAATAAAATACCTGGATTAAGACAAACTCTACCAATTAAAACAGATATCTGGGGAAAAGAATTAAAACAAGAAGTAAACTTGCCTTTAAGAGCAGTAAACAACTTCATTAATCCCGCAACAGTAAAAGAGGTTTCTACAGATAAGGTAGATATGGAACTAAACAAACTATACGAAGAAAATCATAGTAGTTCTTTACTACCTGATATATTAACAAAAACAGTACAATTGAATAAGCAAACATACAGATTAAGTAATAAAGAGTATGCTGAATTTACGAAAAACTATGGACAAACATCTCATAAATTAATTGAGAACTTCATAAAAACAAGTGATTATAATAAGCTAACACAAGAACAAAAAGAAACTGCAATCTCTAATATTTACTCTTATGCTAAAGAACAAAACAAATTAGATTATGCTAAAAAAGTAAATGAAACAGTTAAGCCTTCAACATTATATACAACCATGAAAGAAATAGAAAAAAATGGAGGAAAGCAAAGTGAATACTTAAGCTATTTAGCAAAGACCAAAGGAATAAGCAAAGAAAATGAAAAGAATAAAGTATTAGCTGATTCTAATTATTCTAATAAAACTAAAGAAATAATTTATACTAATGGAACAGGGAAAGATGATAATTTGTATAATAACCTTTTAAGTAAAAGTAATATTGACATGACAGAATATTTAAAATATAAGAATAAACTTTCTGAAAAAGCATTTGGAGCAGATAAAGACAAAAATGGAAAAACAATTGCAGGAAGTGCGAAAGCAAAAACAATAAACTATCTAAATAACAATATTACAGGAGTAGGAAACAGATTATTAATTGCAGGAAAATCTTATGCGTTGCAAAATAGTGAAAAGCAAAAACTTGTTGAATATATTAATTCATCAGTAAGTACAAGAGAAGAAAGATTAGAAATATATAAACAATTAGACAAGAATTTCACAATTAAAAATGGAAAAGTATATATGAAGGTCTCTAAAAAGTAGAGACCTTTTTCTTATAGGAGGAAACAATGATAGATAAGCCAAAAAGACCAAAACAACCTAATATACAAGATAGGCAACCACCAAGAACATTAGAAGAATTGATTAATAGATATGATTTGGACAATACGAAGATATATGATTTTTTAGATTATTTAGTTAATTATTTAAATGAAAAGGGGGTTTGATGAATGTCAAAGACAATAGATTATGAATTTAAACGTGGAGATACAACACCATTAAACAAATTTAGACCAACATCTGAGGGAAAACCAATCAATCCAGCAGATATAAGCGAAATATATTTTACAATGAAGAAAAATGAAAACGGAAAGGCACTTGTAAAGAAAAAAATAAACAATGGTATAACCTTAGAAGATGATGGATATTACCACATTACTATGGAAACAGAAGATACAAGAGATTTGGATGCAGGTGGATATGTTTATGATATAGAAATACAGATAATAACAGAAGCAAGAACAATTGTAAAAACTATAATCGACGGGAGTATTGAACTCATACAGGATGTTACGAACAGGAGGGATTATTGATGAACGAAGATGATATTGGAGTTGAAGTAGAAGTATCAACAGAAGAAAAATCTGTTGATACTGAAACAACTGTTATAAGAGGACCAAAAGGAGATAAAGGCGACAAGGGAGAAAAGGGCGACAAAGGAGATAAAGGGGATAAAGGAGAACAAGGTATTCAAGGAATACAAGGCATTCAGGGAGAAAAAGGAGATACGGGGGAGAAAGGCGAAAAAGGAGATACAGGTATTCAAGGTCCAAAAGGAGAAAAAGGAGAACAAGGCGAGCAAGGTCTAAAAGGTGATACAGGTGAAACAGGACCTCAAGGAGAACAAGGCATTCAAGGAGTTCAAGGACCTAAGGGAGAGAAAGGAGACAAAGGAGAGCAAGGTGTTCAAGGAATACAAGGCGAAAAAGGCGAAAAAGGTGATACAGGTCCTGCAGGACATACTCCTCAAAAAGGCGTAGATTACTTTACAAATCAAGAAATAGAAGAAATAGAAGAAAATGCAAGATTATTGCAAACATCAATTATAACCACAGCCACAGAAATAGCAGAGAACACAAACTACACAATACCACTTAACTATAAAGTAGGAGCAAATGTATTAGACATATTCTATATGGGCGAAAAGCTAATTAAAGGGACACACTACATAGAAGTAGGAACTACAGGTTCAGTATCAAATACGATACAATTCTATAATTGGGGACAAGCAGTACCAAGTGGAAGAACAATAGAGTTTATAGTGAGAGGGGTGTATGAGTGATGAAAGCAAATTATGAAGAGGAAGTAAATGAAATTGAAAATATGAAAAATGATATTACAACAGTAAAAACGGTTGAATATTCTTATAATAATAATGTAGCAGTACAACCACCAGTAGTTTTTTATAAAAACGGATTAATATATGTATATGCACAATTAATTACAGGAGTTACAGGGATAGAACTATCATTACTTCAATTTGGTAAATATAAAGCTATTAGTGGTATAGGAGATTTTACAAGTCCAATAAATTGCCACGGAGGATGTGATGGAGAGGCTGCAATACGTGAAGGTTCAGACACGGTTTTCGTAAATATATCAACATCAAATGGAAATGGAAAAGTTTTTATTGTGATACCTGTAGAAGAAAAATAAAGAAAGGAAGATTTAATATGAATAAAAACGTAGAAGCCTTGAGGCTGTACACACACACACACACACACACACTTATAATTTAAAAACGAATGGAGGTGTTAAATAATGGCACTTCCAAATTATGAAAAGAATTATAATGAAAAAAAGATAATTACTGGTTATGGAAATGTAGATAGTAATTATATTGCTAGTGTAGAAAATAATCAATATATAAAAATGGGAAAAATAGTAACATATAGATTTACAATGCGTGTTGGTTCAAATTTTGACGACACTACGGCTTTTGTGTCGGGACTACCTAAACCATTGTCACATACTAGATTTACGGGATCATTGTCAACTGGATCAAATCAAGGAATGCCTCTTAGAATTGAATTAAGGACAGATGGAAGTCTGCATAATGCTTATTCATCTCAGAGACCAGAAGAAAACAGTTTCATAGAGGGATATATTTGTTACATATCAGAGGATTAAATAGAAAGGAAAAATTATGGAAGTTATTACGTTAGGTCAAATAGGTGCAGGAGTAGCACTTATATTTGGAATAATAAAATTTATAGAATATATTTATAATTTATTAAGAAAAAGTACAATAGATAAAATAGATAAGAACTCAAAGGCTATTGAAGAATTAAAAGCCGAAGTAGGTGTACTCAAAAGTGAGATGCAAGATGATAAACAAGAAAGAATAATAATACTACAAGGCTTGCTAGCATGTTTAAAAGGACTTCAAGAGCAAGGCTGTGATGGAGCAGTAACAAAGAGCATTTCTCAAATAGAAGAATACTTAATGAAAAAATCTCATGATTAAAGGAGGATTTTATGAATAATAAGAAAAAAATACTAACTGGTATAGTTGTAATTTTAGCTGTTTTAGGTGCTTTAGCATCAATATATTTTCCAAATTCTAAAATAAATAATGTAATAGATGAAACAAAAAATGAATTAATAAAAGAAATAGTAGTATCAGAAGAAATCCAATCAGAAGTAGCAGATACAAAGAATGCTGTAGAAAATGGTGGACAAGTAGAGACTAAAGAAGTCGCAGTAGCCTCAATAAAAGAAGAGGAAGAAGTAACAGACGAGGGAGCAGATGAAAGCCTATTAGAAGCTGATGGATTAGTAGAGCAAGAGAATATCTCTTATGATGGAGATAATGCAGGAAAAGGACTTGACTTATTAGGAAAATGGCAAGGACTTACATATTATTCACAAGCAGATAGTAGATGGGCAACAAAACTTTACACATCTACAAATAACAAAACACAAACAATGAAGTCAAGTGCGTGTGGTCCTACATCAGGAGCAATGGTAGTATCAAGTGCAAAAGGTGCTATACTTCCAACTACAATGGCATCATTATTCGTAGACAATGGATTTAGAACTGCATCAAGTGGTACTGCATGGGCAGCATATCCTTTTATGGCTGACTACTTTGGATTTAAAGAATATCATAAAACAGACGACTTTAACAAAGCTATGACATATTTGTCACAGAAGAACGCAGTAGGATCATCTAAGTACTATATAATCTGTAGTTGTGGAAGTGGACTATTTACAAGCTCAGGACACTACATAGTACTTGCAAGTTTAGATGGAAATACAATTCGAGTAATGGACCCATATTTATATAATGGTAAATTTACAACAGCAAGTAGAAGAAATGCTAACGTAGAAGTAAAAGGTACATCAGCTTATGTAAGTAAAGCTAACTTCGAAAGATATGCCAATGCAAAGAGTTTCTGGATATTCTCAAACGACAAAGGCAATGAGCAGTCAAATAACAATCAAGTTAGCAAATCCAATAAAGAGAATACTTCTAAGAAATCTACATCAAAAAAATCAACTAAAAAGAAAATTAAAAATACAGTAGGAAAGAAAAAGACTCTTAAAAAGAAATGCTATTTATATAAGAAGAAAAATCTTTCAGGGAAGAAATATACATATCTAAAAAACACAACTGTAAAAGTATTAAAAAACATTTCTTCTAAAGTAGATTATGTAAAAGTAATTGCTACAGGAAGAAAAGCATATATAAAGATAAATAATTATAAATAAAATCAGAGGTAGTTTAGAGTAAAATCTAGGCTACCTCTTTTTTGCGTTATGAAAATTATATTAATAAATTAATAAAACGTCTTAAAACGGATTCTCATGTGTCAAAAAATAAGATATTTTTGCCTTATGACAAGTTTCGACAGACTTTGCAAAAATAATGTAGTATAATGTACTAAAGGAGTGATTTATATGTTATTAAACTTTCTAATTTGGATTAACAAAAGAAAATTGGACAAGATGATTACTTCAAATTGTACTTATGAAGAAATATTAAAGCAGAGTCAAAAGTTGGATTGGTATATTAATATATGGTATAAAAATGAAATGAGAATGAAAAATGTTGAAAAATATATCATTACAAAAGTGGGGTGCAGTAAAGGGAGCAGTAGAAAAAATTTTTAAAGTATATTTGAAATATAAATAAAATACAAAAAGTTCTCAAAAGTACTGAAAATAGTGATTTAAAAATTTTAAAAATAAAAGAGAGATATATTGAAATATCTCTCAAAATGGTCGAGGCGACCATTTATTAGCCTTGATTTATCAGTACTTTAGATAGTGCGGGGGAGCAGTAGAGGTGCAGTAACTTTATAAGCCTAGACTTTTCATATATTGTTCAAATTTATCATTTTCATTTATCTTAAATTTATCAAAAACAGATGCGTATGTGTCAAGAGTAGTTGATATTTCTGTATGCCCTAATATTGTTTGAAGAACCTTGCCACTCATTCCTGCTTCAATACATCTAGTTGCAAAAGTATGTCTCAACATGTGATTATGTAGTTTTGGAGCAATATGATGAGAGGCATTAACTCTTTTTAGATACGAATTGATTGTTCCAGGATGAATAAATCCTTCTTTGTAAAAAATAAGATTATATATGTTTTTTATTTTATCTTCACTCATTATTTTTTTTGCAATTTCAAGAGCTGGAGATGATAAGATGATTGTTCTTTTCCCTGCTCTTGTTTTTGTTTTACTTCCTAAAATTACTTGATCGTATTCATCTCTTGTTAAAGTTCTTTCTATTGTTAGTGTACCTTCTTGTAGATTTATATTATCATAGGTCAAAGCAAGACATTCTCCAACTCGGATACCTGTATAGAGCATAAGTAAAATAGCATTGTGATATTCGTGGTCTGTGGAATTTAAGAAATCAATTAATTTCTTTTCTTCATCTACTGTTAAAGCTTCAACAGGTGTAGTTTGTTTCTTTGATTTAGGCTTAGAAATAGTATTCATGGGATTATATATAATGAATCTATCATCTAATGAGACTTTGAATCCTGTCTTCAATAATAAAAAGTCTTTATCAATAGTATTTTGAGCATATTCAGTAAAATTAGGCAAATCTTCTTTTATATCTAAAGTAGTTATTTTTTGAATAGGTTTTTGAAGAAAATTGCAACATTTTTTCAAGTGAATTAGAGAATTTTTATTCCTAAGATAAGTTCTATCTCCTGTTATACCAGTATTATGCTTATACTCTATATGCTTTTCTATTATCTCTTCAAGTGTAATCTCATCTTTATCTATATAAGTATTCTTATTTACACTATTTTTTATTTCTGTAACTCTAGCTTTGAAGTCTGATACTTTTTCATTCTGTTTTTGCTTTATCTTATTTCTTTTTCCGTTATAATAATAAGCATAAATATATCTTCCTGTTTTAGAATCTTTATATAAACTTCCTTCGCCATTTCCTACTGTTCTTGTTTTACCCATCACAAAACCTCCGTTCGTTTATTGCATTAAAAATTAAATGCTCATTAGAGCAGTGTATCTTTTGTGTTTTATAATTCTATTCTTAAAACTAGAAGAATAATAAAAATCATTATCATATTAACAAAGTATAAATATCCCCAGATGTCACCAAATTTGTCTAATACTTCTTCATCTTTCTTTATTTTTGATATTGCATACATAACAAAAAAAGAAAAAAATGTATAAAATAAACTAATTCCAAATGCAATGAATAATAATTCTAATATATACATAAATACATCTCCTTACCTAAGCATTTCTTTTATAATAATCATAAGCAAATTGTACCATATTTGGCTCTACTTGTAATTCTGTTGCAATATCATATAAGTTTGTTATTCCACGTTTAAAACAGTTTAAAATTGATTGTCGTGACACACAGGTTAAACATTTCCATTTTTTTGCTCTATACTCTTGTTTGTCTACAAATGTTTGATCAGAATTAAGGGTATAATAGGCATCATAGTAATAGTGACCTAATTCTTCAGCAAGTAAACATTTTCTTTCTGCTTCTGAATGTATTTTCTTATTATTCAGAAGAATAGAAGTACCTTCATATTTAATTATTTTGGCTTTTTGTTTCATTATATTATCGTGAAATATATCTATCTTTTCACGTTCAGTAAGTTCTTCAAAATTAATTAGATTCATTTTTTTTCTCCATTAATATTACAAAAATATTACAAAATTGTTACAATTAGATTTTATTTTATTATAAGGTATTGACATTTTATGTTTTTTATTATATATAATAATTACACTAAATTTGACAAATTTACATAATTAGTGTATAATATATAAAAATAAACATATAATGTTTATATAGCAGTTGGCAGTGAGTTCATCTATTATGAGCTACTAAAAAATCGCCAATTGCTCTTTTATTTTGTCAACTTGTTTATTTTTTCAATTAGTTCAAAATTTTTACAATCTCTTATTAAAGGTCGTAATTTTTCAAACATTTCAAGGCAATGCAAATTTTTCTCTTCGTTCTTCAAAGGTGCAAACCAATTTATAGAACAGTATTTGTTTATGTAAAAGTTGCAAACATCAGCTAATTGTATAAAGTTGTTTTTTCTAGATTCTAAAAATAATGCATTTTCTATTATATTACTAGTATCACTTTCAAAATTGTCTATTAATAATTTTGAGTATAATGTTTCTAGAGAATCGATGACATTATTGTTTTCATCTAATAGAATCATTCCATTTTTTTTATTTTCTATAAGAAAATTATTATAATCAATAGATAGAAAACTGAATGCATAAAGATAAGGATCTATCTTTATAGATGTTCCGTGAGTTTTAGTAATAAATTTTTTGAAATTTGATTTATGTATAACTACAGAAAATATTGGCAAGTCTAATTCTACTATTAAATCTACAAGTTGTTCTAAAATATGTAAATTATTTTCTATAGTATTTTTTCGAAAATCATATCCTTTTTGTAAATTTTTAGAAGATTGAAAAATATCATTAGCATGTATTTCATAATTTACTAAATCAACAGATATATCACTCTTTCTTTTTTGAATTACATTATTTAAATCGTACCAATCTTCATCCGGAATAGCTAATCCTGCTAAAGTAAACACCTTTTGCTGAGGGTTATCATAATCTATTCCTGTACTTCCACTTTCATCTGCATATAATAAGTACACTTTATTTCTCCTTTTTATTCTTCATCTTCTTAATAAAATCTATTTGTCTTTGTAATTCTTTTAACTCTTCTTCTCCAAGTCCTTCTGTATTAAGACCACCATGATTAGCAAATTGTATGTTCTTTAGTTCTTCTGGATTGCGTATATCGGATATTCCTAACAAATAATCAGTAGACACTTTAAAAAAGTCTGCTAGTTTTTTTATTGTGTCTGTACCCATATCTCTTTTTCCACTTTCATAAAAACTATAAGCAGCAATACTCACATTTAATACTTTTGCCAAATCACTTTGAAAAAGATTTTTTTCCTCTCGTAATATTTTTAAACGATTCATTATATAACACCCTTTCAGATTTACATAATATAAATATTATATAACATTTTGTTAAAATTGTAAAGCTATTATAACATTTTGTTTACTACTCTCGCAATAGTTTTAACAAATTGTATAATATTTTTTGAAAAAAATCTTGACATTTAACAAAATGTAAATTATAATGAGTGCATAAAACGATTAACAAAATGTAAAAAGAGGTGATGAAATGAAAAACGATATGAGACAATTAAGAGAAAAGACAAAATTAACTCAAGAGCAAGTAGCAAAATTGACAGATACTACAGTAACATATATTTCATTATTAGAAAATGGTAAAAGAAATGCTAGTGATGAAATGAAGAAAAAACTGGCAAAACTGTATAATTGCGAAGCAACAGATATTTTTTTAGCATTACAATTAACAAAATGTAAAACAAAGAAAGGGGTGTGAGAGAAATGGAAGAACTGATAAAGAAGCTCATTGAAGAAACCGAAAAAACAAATAAATTACTTCAATGGGGATATAAAGGAAAAGATCCAGATGAGTTATTAACAATAGAACAAGTATCAAAAGAGTTTAACATAGGACCTAATAAAACAAGAGAAATGTTCAATGACAAAGCATTACCAGTACAGACTTATACAAAGCCATTTAAAGTAAAAAGAATGGCAGTCGTAAATTATATGGATACAAGACACGATTATTTGAAAGGAGGATAAAGTTATGAAGAAACATAAGATTTATGAATTAATAGGAAGACTAACAGTATATGCAGTAGGATATATAGGAATGTTAGCAATATCAATAAATACATTAAGTTACATCGTTTGTAATTGCATAACAACAATTAAATAGAAAGAGGAGGAAAAGAATATGTTTAGTAATGCAAAAACAATAGCAAGACAAGGAGAAAAGATAATTGAATTAAATAAAAAGAATTATGAGGTAAGTAGAGAAAATCTAAAACTTATAGGAGCAATAGATGATATGCAAGATGAGTTCTTAAATATTTTAGATAATTTAGAGCATATATTAACAACACAAAACTATAACAGACCAGATTTAGTAATCTCAAAAGCAGTTGCAGAAATAAAATACCAAAAACAAATTATAGAAGAAGACAAAAAAATAGAGTTAGCAGACAGCGAATCAAACTAACTCAAAGATACATTTATGTAATCATATTATAAACGTATTATATCAAATTATTTGTTTTTTGTCAAAGGAGTTATTATGAAAAATATAAAAAAAATTAGTTATCAATATACAAGAGACTTTAAGAATCCAATAAATTACACAATAGAAACAGATACAATAACGACAACATTAAAATATGAAGATGCTTTAGAAATAGCTTATTCAGTAATAGATAGTTTAGGTGGACATTATGATTTTTTAAACGCATTAGTAGAAGATTTTGAAAAGGAGAAATAATATGGACTATTTAGATGAAAAAGACCTGGATGAAATGGATTTGATAGGGTTATTAGACTTTGTAGGTTGGAGAAACAGTTACAAAGAAATGATGGATGCATATGAAGATTTAGTGGCAGAATTAGAGTTCAAATATGATTTAGCAAGAGAAGAAAAACAATTAAGATATTTAGAAGAGAAGGAGAAAGAAAATGGATAGTATATTTAGTAAATTAAACTCAATAAATGTAAATGATAAAACAGAAAAGAAAAATGGATTAACATATTTATCATGGGCATGGGCATGGGGAGAAGTAAAAAAAATATATCCAGATGCAAATTACACAATATATGAGAATACATTGCCAAGTGGATATGTTGTAAATTATTTTACAGATGGAAAAACAAGTTATGTAAAAACAGGAGTAACAATAAATAATTTAGAGCACATAGAAGAATTACCTGTAATGGATTATAGAAACAAATCAATATTACTTGAAAATATGACAAGCTTTGATGTAAATAAAACAATTCAAAGAAGTTTAACAAAAGCATTAGCAAGACATGGATTAGGATTATATATATATGCAGGAGAGGATCTACCAGAAGAAGAAAAAGAAAACACAGGTAATGAAATTATAAGCGAAAAGTTATTAAAAGGCTTAAATATGGCAATAGAAAACAATAAGCTAAAAGATGAAACAATAGAAGTAATATTAAAAAAATACGGTTATACAAGTACATCTGAAATTAAAGTAAAAGACTATATGAATATAGTAAACGACTTAAAATCAAAAAAGGAGTAACTTATGAAAAGTGAATTTGAAAATATAGTAAAAGAAGATTTTGAACAATATAGAGAAATAGCAGGAAGATTTAGAGATATACAAATGGAAGATTGTATAGGACTAAAAGCATTAACAACAGACAGTTGGTTATTAGCAACAAGATGGAGTGAAATACAAAGTCTAGCAAGTAAGATAGCACAAGAAAATGGAGTAAATAAAACAGACTTTGGAAATTGGGCATATCAAAAATACAGACAATTACAAGAATTGCATATTACTTGTAGAAGTTGGTACAGATTAGCAAAAGAAGATGAAAGAAGTTTGAAAGGACTTGAAGTATGTTAGCAAAGGATTTAAGCAAATCATTTAATCCATACCCTAAGAATAAGAGAATTGTAAATAAGAAATTATTAAAAGATAAAAAAGGTATTTGTCAAATATGTGGTAAAGCAGGACAAACAGAAAAACATCATAAAAAGACTAAGGGTAGTGGTGGAGATGATACAGAAGAAAACTTAATAGAAGTATGCAGAAAATGTCATCGTTTGATACACGATGGAAAAATAAAACTTTAGATTACACGAAAGGAGAAAAAGGTATGGCAAGAAAGAGAATGTTTGATTTAGAAATAGTTGATACTGATATATTTCTCGAAATGCCACAGTCTACACAGAACTTATATTTCCATTTGGGGATGAGAGCTGATGATGATGGTTTTGTTAGTAATCCTAAGAAGATAATCAGAACAATTGGAGCAAATGAAGATGATTTAAGGATTTTATTTTCAAAACAATTTGTCATACCGTTTGAAAGTGGAATAGTAGTTATTAGACATTGGAAATTAAATAACTATTTAAGAAAAGATAGATATACAGAAACAATATATAAAACCGAAAAGAAAATGTTAGTAGAAGATGAAAATGGTATTTATAACTTGAATACAGGCTCTGGTATACCAATGGTAGACCAACGGTATACACAGTATAGAAGAGAAAAGAATAGATAAGATTAGTATAGATAAGAGTAGTAGTAGTAGTAGTGTAAATAATAATCTATATAATCCAGATGTTGAAAAAATACAAGAAATAATACTTGAAACCATTGGAACTACTAATATTAATAATATTAAAGAATGTGTTGATTATTTGGAAAAATTACCAATTGAGTTAATAGAATATGCTTTAAGAAAAACAGCTAGAGTATCTAATCCTAGTTGGCAATATTGTATACCTATTCTTGAAAGTTATATCACAAAAGGAATTAAAACAGTAGATGAAGCAAGAGCAGATGATCTAAAACATAAGACAAAAGGTAATTTAAAACAAGAAACAGAAGAAGAAAAAAATGCAAGAAAAGTAAGAGAATTGGAGGCTTTAATAAATGGAAATAAATGAGTTTATAGAAGCTACAAGTCGAGTAGAACAGTACTTTGAAAAGGAATATAGTAACGAACAAAGGCAAATTATGTATGAAGAATTAAAGAAAATGCCTTTAGAAAAGTACAGAAAAACACTTGCTAATTGTATAAGAACTTGTAAATTCATGCCAAAGTTAGCAGATATATTAAAAGCCTCTACTGATATAGACAATGTGAATTATGAACAAAACAGAACATATACACCTTGCAAGATATGTGGAAGTAAAGGCTTTGTAAGATATTATAAAGTATTACAAGAAAACGGATATGAATATAGTTTTGCGTGTAGATGCACGTGTGAAAATGGAGAATATTATAGCAAGTCAATACCAACATTTGAGGAACTAGGAATAAAGCCAGGAGATAGACTTGTAATGAATTTTGAATAGAGGAGTGAGTACAAATGGAAAAAGAACAAAGAAGAAACCAACAGAACAAGATACTAGATTGTTTAAGAACAGATAAATATTTAACTAGCTTTGAAGCATATACAAAGCTAGGAATAACACAATTTGCAACGAGAATAAAAGAGCTTGAACAAAAAGGATATTGTTTTAAGAAAGAGTGGGATTATTCAATAAATCAAAAAGGAGAAAAGAAAAGATTCAAAAGATATAGCTTGGAGGTAGTAAATGACTAATTATTTTAAAGTATATCTAAAAGGAAACAAAGGATATCAAAAAGTAATAGCAAAGAATAAAGCAGAAGTAATAAAGATATTAAATCAAGCTAAAAAAGAGGGATATATGAGTTATTTAATAATTAAAAGAATAAAACCAAGTACAGATGTACCAATAGCAAGAGGAAATTTTAGTAAAGAATGTAAAGTAGTATATGTAGATGGATTAGATACAGATTGGAGAATAGTAGGAAATATGGTAGTAAATTGGGATAAATATAAAAAAGCAAAGGAAGATGAGGAAAGATGATAAATTTAGGAAATGTAAGTATAGATAAATTACAAGAAAGAACAGGCTGGAATTTTAACAAAGAAGATTATAATTTTTTAATTGAACATAGACAAGATAATGCTCAAGAAATAGCAAAAGATAAATTTCATATTTTTGACATACCATTTATGATTTTATGTGGCGAAGAAATAAAAGATGAAGTAACTGAAATATTAGTGAAATATAACGATAAAGAAAAAACTAAAGAGCCATTGAGCATAGCTTGGAGTTAGGAGTAAAAAAATGAAAAAATACAATTTATTTTATAAAGCAAAAGACAGAGTAGTAGAGAAAAAGAATGTAACTAAAGAAGAAATAGATAACTTTTTAGCAGGACTTGAGACAGAGAATGAAAGTGAATTGCGAGTTATTCAGGTAAAAGATAGAGATGAGGAGGAAAGATGAAATATCCACCATTAATAGAAACTTGTAAAAAATGTTTAGGATGTCAAAGGCTAGAAAATCCAAACTTTACAGGCGATAAAAATTGCAAGTATGCAGAAAAAGAAAATTGGAAACAGGAAAGGATAAAGATATGAAAAAGAAAGTAAAAATAGAATTATATAATGACCATTTTGAAAATGCTAAAAGATATGGAATACCACACGCACAATTAATAATAGCAGATATTCCGTATAATTTAGGAAACAATGCTTATGCAAGTAATCCACAATGGTATGTTGATGGAGATAACAAAAATGGAGAAAGCAAATTGGCAGGAAAGAGTTTTTTTGATACAGATAATGATTTTAAAATAAATAACTTCTTTGATTTTTGTACTAGATACTTAAATAAAGAACCTAAAAAAGGTGGAGAAAGAGGTAAAAGCAGTAATGCTCCTGCAATGATAGTATTTTGTGCATTTGAACAAATACCAATGGTAGTAAATGAAGCTAAAAAACATGGACTTGTAAAAAGTTATCCATTAGTGTTTATAAAAAACTTTTCAAGTCAAGTATTAAAAGCAAATATGAAAATAGTAGGAGCTACAGAATATGCAGTAGTTTTATATAGGGACAAGCTTCCCAAGTTTAACAACATTGGAGAAGATGGAAAAAATCATATGATATTTAATTGGTTTGAGTGGAAAAGAGATAATAAAAGCGAATATGCTAAAATACACCCTACTCAAAAGCCTGTAAATGTACTAAAAAGATTAATAGAAATATTTACAGATGAGGGAGATGTAGTTATAGACCCAGTAGCAGGAAGTGCGAGTACATTAAGAGCATGTGCGGAAATGAATAGAAGTTGTTATGGTTTTGAAATTAAGAAAGATTTTTATAATAAAGCAAAAGAACTAATGATAAGTGATGAAATATTAGAAGAAATATTTGATAAAAGTCAAATCACAATAGAAGAACTTATGGAGGTTTAATATGGAAAACAAAGTAATAGCTAAAGAATATGTAGAAAAAAATTTTGTTGAAAAGAATATATTAAAAAAGGCAATGAGAGAGGCAATAATAGAAGCAAAAGGTTTTGGAGAAGAAGCTGGAGCAGATATAATGGAAAAATACATATTAGTAGCAATAGGAGAATTAGACAAAAAGGCACTAGATTTTAAAATATAGAATTTTTGGAGGATAAATAGATGAGAGGATTTAATATACCACGGAAAGATACAAGCAAAGCAAAGACCAAGATTTAATGGAAGATATGCTTACACACCTGAAAGAACAGTAAACTATGAAAATTGGGTAAAGGCTTGTTATTTAGAAAAGTATAGGAGTAATAATTTGTTAGATGATCCATTAGAAGTACATATTATAGCTTATTATGAAATACCAAAAAGCATAAGTAAAAAGAAAAAGCAAGAAATGTTAGAAGATAAAATAAGACCTACAATAAAACCAGATACAGATAATATAGCAAAAAGTATATTAGATTCTTTAAATGGAATAGCATACAAAGATGACAAACAAGTTGTAAGCTTAAAAGTGGATAAATATTATGCAGAAGTACCAAGTGTAAGTGTAGAAATAAAGGAAGTGTAACAATGCTATTAAAAGTAAATTTACAAACAAATACAAAAAGTATATATGAATGTGATAGATGTGGAGCTAGAATGACAACAAGAGAAAGACATACTTTGTATCATCAGACTTTCACAAAATCAAACAAAAAGTATTGTGATTTATGTGACAAGTGTTTTAGAGCATTAAATCGAGGAATAAAGAAAGGAAAGAAAAATGGATAATAAAGAAGTAGAAAAAGTACTTGAAGAATTACAGGAAGTTCGACCAGAAAAACTAACAGGAGAAGCAAAAAGATTATTTGAAGCGATAATGATAATAGCAAACAGAAAGGACGAAGCAGAAGCAGATTTATATGAAGCTAATAATTGTATAAGTGATTTATTAGATATAGCAAAACAAAGAGATAAAATAATAGATGATATGGCAGAACATTTAACAACTTCTGTTCATAGCAAAGAATGGGTAATAAAATATTTTGAAGAGAGGTGTAAAAATGCAGAAAATAAATCATAGTGAATTAGCAAAAAGACTAATATTAAGAGCAATAGAAAATTATAGAAAAAAGTTTATACTAGAAGAAGATTTAATGAGTGGAGAAGATAAAAGAAAAGTATTAGAAGAAATAGATAAAGAAGTGGAAGAAATAAAGCATAAAAAAAGCTATAAAAAAGAAATAGAAAGATTAGAAAATAGGATACATTATATTTGTGGATTAGAAGATTGTGATGAAGAATTTGAATTGTGAGGTGTAAGTAATGAATATAGAAGAAGCATACAATACTATTAAAAAAAGTGTAGAAGCAATTAATACTAGACCTTATGCAACAAAAGCAGAATATGAGAAAGTAGAATGTATAAAGGTTTTACTAACAGCTTATGAAAAAGAAAAAGGAGAAAATGTAAAATTAAGATTACAAGATATTCCATTAATAGAAGGAGAATTAAAAGCTTATAAAGATAGAGTAAATGAGTTAAAACAAGAGCTTGAAAAAGAGAAAAATAAAGAATTAAAATGGAAGCCAATAAAAGAGTATGATAGAAAAAAATATGATTGGGTATTAGTTAAGTATTTTGATGGAGATTATGAATGTGTACCAGAAGTCGCAGAAAGAAGAAATGATGGTAAATGGTATACAAGTGAAAGACAAATACCTTTTGAAGTAAAATATTTTTTTGATATGCAAGAGATATTAAAGGAGGAATAAAACAATGTCAGATGAAGAAAAGGAAGCAATAGAAATATTAAAATTGTATTTTGGAGATAACCCTACTTTAAATATAACTAAATATGTAAACATAGTTTTAAATCTAATCGAAAAACAATCTCAAGAAATAGAAGAATTAAAAGATAAAAATAAAAATTTAGAAAATGAATTGATTGTATATAAAATATATACAAAACAAGACGATTTAAAAGATTTTGATTTGTTTTTAAAACAAAATTATGTTAGCAAAAAAGAATCAAAACAAAAAGAAAAACAAGCCTATAATTTTGGCTATAGAAATGGATGTAATGATACGAGCAAATTCAACGATAAAACTTTTATTAGAGTAGACAAAATAAAAGCAAAAATAGAAGAAATAAATAAGGAAATGCTTAACGAAGAAAATAGTTTAGAATTATTTTACAGAAAAAAATATTGTAAAGAAGTTTTGCAATCACTTTTAGAAAAGGAGTAGTAATATGGAAATATATGATTTAAGATTTAAAGATAGACCAAATGAAAGAGGTTATTGGAGTACAACAATTTATGCAGAAAACGATAAAGAAGCAATAGCAAAAGTAGAAGAATTAAGAAAAGATGGTAAACATTATAAATGCAAATTAGGAAAAATTAAATATAGCTTTAGAAATATTCATAAGTGGGAGGACTAATCTATGTGGATAAAAATATTATTAGGAATATTAATATTGCTAATATTAATTTGGTTAGGATTAATAATATATATGACTTATAGTGTATTTAAAGATTATAAAACACATTAGAAAAATGTGATAAAACATATAAAAAGTCATTAGAAAAATGTGAAAGGAAGGATTAAAGATGGAACGATATTTATTAAGAGATAGTAATGATATGGATTTTATAAAGTCTATAGATAATGAAAAGATATTGACTACAAGAATAATACAAGAAGCAATGATTTTTGATTGTACGGCAAAAGCTAAAGCATTAAGACAATACATTGAAATTGAGAATCCCAATTATGATTTAGAAATAGTAGAAATTGAATTTAAAGTAGTAGAAGAATAGAAAGGAAGGATTAAAGATGTTATATGAAAAAGATGTAGAAGATTTTGCAGTTGATATTGAACATGGTTGTTTTTATTGGAAAGTAAAATTAAAAAATGATAATGAACTATATCAAATAAAGTACCGAATTGAGCCACATATAACTTCTAAAGGAAACAAAAGCAAAAGAAAAATATATTTTATTAGAAAAAATGATAAAGAATTAGTTTTTGATGATAAGGTAAAACAATGGTTCTTAACTTTTAGAATACCTTATATTAGATTTGGAGTTTAGCTGTAATATACAGCAGTTAGGAGGAAAAGATTATGTGGGGAGAATGGATGGAATATTTTAACGAAATTAAAAATGGAGAGAACAATAATAATTATAATTTTATACAAGTAGGAGTTATGCAAGGGTGGCAATGTCCTATATGTAAAAGAGTGTTAGCTCCATTTGTTCAAGAATGTCCTTGTAAAGGCCAAGGAATAGCAACAATGACAGTTGCAACTACAGATTCGAAAGGAGCTGATAATATTGAGTAAAGCAGATGAGATAAGTAATGCTGAAATAAGAAAAGAATTATTAAAAGGATTATTGAGTATATGGTATCCTAATAAATGTAATTATGAAGATGATAATAATGTAGGAGGAGAAGATGAATAAAAAGATAAAAGTAATTGAGCTATTTAAAATGAGAGAATTTCCCAAAAAAATAAAATTTAAAGAAGAAATATATGTTTTAAAATGTAAAACTAACAGTATAGAGCACTTATATGAAATAGATGATATTGATGCTTGTATAGGTTGGTTAGAAAAACAAGATATAAATATATTTGATGAAGTTGAAGTATTAGAAGATAATACAGAAGAGATAGAAGAATTGCAAGAATTTGAATATGTAAATAATTATGATAAAAATAGTATTGAAGCAAATAGACAAAAAATCAACGAATTAGTAAAAGCAGTAAATTCTATCAGAAAGGATAAAAATAAATGAGAGTATTAATATGTGATGCTTGTAATAGAGTATTAGATGAAGAGATTAGAGATAGTGCAGGAGATTTTCATAGAAGATTTGATTTATGCGTAGAATGTAAGGAAAAATTTGAGAGAATAAAAGATGAATACAACAAAAGAGATGATAAATTACAAAAAGAAAGAGAAGAACTTTACGATGAGTATAAAAATAAATTAAAGGAGATAGGATTAAAATATGACTAAACTATGTCAATGTTGTAGTAAAAGATATTTCTGTAAAGAAGTAGATACAAAAGAAGAATGTAATAGATTTAAGAGTTGGATTCAAACAAAGAACTATGGGGAGGTAAACGAATGACTAGAGAGGATTTA